GCGTCGTCTGCCTCCTGAGATGATATTGCTCCCATGGCCAACGCATTCGATATACGGAGCTGCATCTCATTCATCCACTCTTGCAGCCCCTGGCGGATTTCGCCAATATCAGCGTCCGAGCTGGCGTTTTCCAGGTCGGCCATAATCTGGTCGGTGATGGAGGCCCACGGCGAGTCATCCTTGAACGGGGCAAACGCTGGGTCTTCCCACCATTTCACTTCGAGGCTCGCCGCCATATTCTTGTGGAACTCTTGCATCACACCAGGTGTTAACGCCATCAGCTTGTGGAATTGCCGAAGGGCTGTATTAACCCTCATCTGCTCTCGTTGCGTCATGTCTTCGAACTGACGTGTTGGCCCCCCTTTTTCTTCCTCAACTCCTATTGATTCTCGGACTCTATCCATGATATTCCCGAATACTTTCTTCGTTTTCGAGAATAGCTTTTTTAGACCTTCACCAATTTTACCAATCACCCAGCGGAATCCAGCTACAAGCTTTCCTATCGCCTTCACAAGAGGCTTGACAATGTCAAGAATCCAACCAAAAGACTCCGCCAAATCGGCGATGATCTCAGACAATGTTTCACTGATTTCTTTGAAACTTTTCGATCGCGATAGTATCTCGACTGCTAGCGTTGCTATACCGCCAAATATGCCACCCTGCTTGAATCCTTGGATGACATTGGATATTACGCCGCCACCTTCGCCCATACGGCTGACAAGCTCAAGGCCGGCATTGCCAAGGCTACGCACAGCACGACCGATATTCGCGAATGAAGATCGTAGATTCCCGACAGCAGCACGCACGTCCGCGTCCATGTCGAATGTAGCAGCAGCAGCTTGCTTTATTGCAAAGGCCTCTTTCTTCCTCCGTGAATCTGCAATGTCACTTATGCGTGAACGTCCGAAAGCCAGGTCAGCCCGGTCCAATTCTTTCACAAACTTTGGGAACCCTTTTCTAAGATCTTCCGCGCCCTTCTTGAACAGGTCCCCGATGAATTTCATATCATCTGCGATTTGTTGGGCAATTCCACGCCCAAACATATCATCTTCTTCGAAGTCGATACCGCCCGCAGCGGCGCCCCTTGACACTCTTGCAGGTTTGAAGAAACCTTTCCCACCGCCAAGACCTTTTGTCAGTTCAGCAAGAGCTTTGCCCATCCCATTTTTCATGCCCCTGGGCAGTGCCTTGTCTAACAGATCGCCAAATACGCCAAGGCCCTCCATGAAGTTGTCTTTGATGGCAATACCAACCATTTCGATTGGCTTGGCAATCAAATCACCCGCAGCACCAGCGGCGTCTTTCAACCCTTTGCCTGTCAACAAATCTTCAGCGGCGGTGGTAAGCGCCCCTTTTTTGCCACGCACGGCACCAAGTGGATCGGCCAATGCATCCATGATTTTGGCGATACTCAGCAGGTTGCCTTTGACTGATTTTGTAAATATGTCAAAAGCTTTTGTCATCAGCTTGATGACATTGAGTGTGACAGTTCGGATAGCAAATAAATCGTTCGACCATATTTTTTTAAGCAGCCCTACTTGGAAGATGATGCCGAGTAGCCCAGCTACTACAACGGCCAATGGTGCTGCAATCACACCGGCAGCAGCAGCCATAGCGCCAAAGCCTGTCACGATAAAAGGTATCACCGCCGCCAGCCCGGTTAGCGCCGCCAGCACAGCCGAAAATGCAGCCACTGCCATTCCAATTTTTACAACCAACTCTTTTGTAGACGGGCTGAGATTGTTGAACCGACCGACGATGTCTTGGAATATCGACACCACACTGCGAAGAGTCGGAAGCAACGCATTACCAAGACTTATTTGCAGACTTTCTACGGCAGATTTCAATATGGTCATCTGGCCCTTGGTTGTGTTGAGCAGCGCTGCCTGTATCTCTGCGGCCGTGCCAGTCCTATGTAACTTTGAGACCAGTCTGTCAAGCGACCCCGCGCCAGCCTCAACCAGAGCTGCCATACCAGGACCGGCGCGAATGCCAAAGACCGTCATGATGTCAGCGGTTGATGCTCCCTTTTCCTCCAATATCCTGATTATATCCGTAAGAGATGTGATCTTCCCATTTGATATTGCCGAGTTTAGCCCCAATTGTTTGATGACATCTTTCGCCTCGCCGGTCGGTTTGATCAGCCGCACAATGGCGTTTCGCATTGTCGTGCCGGCCATAGACCCTTGGATACCCATGTTACCCAATATGCCAATAGCGGCGGTGAGCTCTTTGAAATAGACACCAGCGCCTTTCGCTACAGGCCCAACGAACTTGAAGGATTCGCCGAGTGATGACAACGATGTATTAGTGTTGGTGAAAGCATTGACAAGCACGTCATTTGTAGCCGCCAGTTCGCTTATCTCCATACCCATGGCAGCAACTATGTTGGAGGTGATATTTGCTGCTGTGGCAAGGTCCGTGGCCCCTGCAGTGGCCAACTGCAAAACACTTGGCATAGCTTGGATGATCTGTTTGGCGTCGAAGCCGGCCATAGCCAAAAATTGCATACCATCGGCTGACTGTTTGGCAGAGAATTCAGTCTGCTCTCCCATGATGCGGGCGGCTTTTTTGAGTGCTTCGAACTCTTTGGAAATCTTTTTGCCATTCTTCGGCATCGCGTTGGCAAGAGCACCTACGCGGGTGATCGAGAACTCAAACTCGCCAGCCACTTTGGCCAGCTTTGCCCCAGCAGCAGTGAGTCCTGCAGCTAAAGCACCAGATGCAACCGATACTCCAGCCAAACCAGCTTGATGCTTTTTCAATGTCGCAGTTGCGCCAGCCAGATCCTTCTTAAATTGATCCGTTTTGGCGCGCAACACAACAAAGAGTTCGCCCAAGCTAGTGGCCATTACTTACCCCTGAACACAGCTATTGCTGCTTGGTATTCTTCGACTGAACCATAATCGCTCATTTGCGGTGGAGGCGGGACTGTTGGCCAACCTAAGACTCTTTCGACTGTTACTTTTGGTCCCTTGCCGCCAAAACAATTTGCCAGTGCAACAACCTGTATCGCTGTCTGGTGCCACTGCTCTTGCTTGTTTGCAAGATTTGCGAGGTGCACCAAATACAATTCGTGCGGAGTCATCGCCCAGAACTGTTCGAGCGAGACCCCAGCCGCAAAAGCCTGTACCTTCAGCGATGTCAGACTGACTCTTCGATACTCTTTGGTCCGACTGCGGCCACGGAAGATTCGTCGGAGGTAAAATTTCCATCGATCACATCCTCCAACTCTTCTTGGGATTTCTTGTCAGCGCCGAGCCCTTTGGCTATTGCTATTATGACTTGCCGTCCATAATCAGACATTGTCTCAAAATGAATTGGAATCATCGACCGAACTTCAAGCAATTTCAGTTTTCGAGTCTTCCGATACAGCAGGCCAGCCCATACAGCAGCAGTGATGAACGACCACGACAGCTCATTTTCCATTACTTCGGAGTCAGACACCATCGACATGATCCTCATAAAAGATTTGCCCGTGGCCTCTTCCAAGTTGCAGATCGCGTTCGTGTCGAACCGCAATTCTTTTTGCTCCACATTCCCGTTTGCTAGGTGCAGGTCAACAAACACCTTGCCTTTCATCTCATCGATTGCATTATTCATTTCAACACCTTATCATCGGTTAGGGTTGTGCTTGAGTCGTCACCGCACCAGTCGTTTCAAGCGTGTAGCTTTCTTCCATCACGCCTTGAGTTGGGGCCGCGAGGTTCGCACTCGTGAAATTGGCAGAGAACAGTTGCTCGCGATACGTCGACGTGCTACCACGTGGGCGGTACTTGAACATCAGAGTTGAACCTGCGAAATAGCCAGCGCGCATGATGATTTGACCAGCATCCGCCTCGTCGTAATTGCAGGTTACATTTATGGTCATCTTTTTGTGACCGACAACATCGACTTTCCAAAGGTTGTCATCGTTGCTGGTTGCGTCGTGCAGGTCTTGGGCGCCATCGAAAGATGTGTCTTTCATCTCCCCAACATTAGAGTAGCTGCTACCGCCATTGCTGGACACCTGCAATGAAGCGCTATTGCCTAATTGCTCGGACATTTCATCACCTTCCCTTCTGTGTTATGGCAGTCGAATTGCTGCGAAATCAAAATTGTCTTCTGTCGCTGAGTCAATCAGCAGGTTGCCATTGCCATCGTTCCACAGCTCAGGCGGAAATGGCCCTAACACCTGCTCAGATCCTTGTGCCACTGCTCGGCTCAGTGTTTCTGTCCGTCCGTGAGAGCATGCGACACTGGTGATTGTCAGTGTTTGCGCGCCACTAGTGCCAGCGTTTTCCACCACCAGCAAAATGTTTCCGCCAGTGTTGGCAACTTGTAGACCGTTGGCAGTTACCATTGATGTCTTTGTGAAATCGCTGGTGTACTGCGAGTTTGATGCTCCGATTGGGTAGACTGTAAGGGTATCACGTGCCATGATTATGCCTCCACTTTCAATTGTTTATCTTGTCCAACCGCCTTCGAAGGCTTGGCCGGCTTCTTGTTCATTTTTATTGGCTTAGCAATCGGCTTTTTCAGATCTTTGAACTCCTTTACAGCTACGCCCAAAGCAATCATTTCTGCGCCCAATTCATCTGACACAGAATATGTACCAGACAGCGGGAAGTAGATTTGAGTCCCGTCTGCGTTCGTCTTGACATGACTGGCTTTCATCACTATTCGCATCTTAGCTCCTTTGGTGAACCACAAAATTGAGGCTCCATATGTCAGAGCCGTCCTCTTCCTGCCCAACATAAATTGGGGCAGCCTGCGCAGCTCGAATACCGATGACACCAGTTGGTTGCGCCTTCTCAAGCTGTTTGTATGCGCGTCTGCTCAGAGACTTCCCAGTGCCGTATGCCTTCGGTTTGCTTCGAACAAACACCTGCACGCGCGCCTCTCTGTAACTAGCGGTCGCATCGCTACCATCCTGATAATGGATCGGGTCGGGGCCACCGGACGCGATTACAAATACTGCGGTGGCAGGCACAACACCTTGCTCAGATATCGGACGGACAGGGCCCTCGAAAAGATTGGTGCCCTCGGCCAAATCTGGCAACGTTTCCAGCACGCTGATGACCACTGATTCTATGTCATAGATCGTACTCATCTTGTGGGTGTCTCCGGATTCGATCCACTGACACTCATGCCGATGCCAGCCTTGATATTGGCGTTTGTCCTACGCGCCAAACGTGGCACAAATCCACGACGTGATTCGTCAATCGCCCGCTCCAAAAATTTCGAACCGCTACCCGGTTTCGTCCAGTTGACAGCGCCAGACATTTCATGGACGTAAATAGCGTACTTTTTACCGTACCCCATCACCACATTGATACCTTGTGAATCAGCCTTCGGACGGCCGATGTAGCGTGACATGATAAGTGCCGCAGTATCCACGGGGCAATACTGCACGCTCTTGGCCATGATAATCTCAGCTTCCTGGTACAGGGCCGCGCCCATCGCTTCGGGATACTCTTTGGCAACGGTTTTCAGTTTGCGTAAAACAAATTCGACGCCTTTGATTTCGATGCCAATTTGGTTGCTCATAGTCGAGCCTCCCAAATTGTGTATGCGCCTGATTTCGTGCTGGCGCGCTCAATAACCAATGGCCGTTTACTCGGCGCTGTATCGCTGTCCTCACCGGGGAGCCATATCAAATCTTCCCAAGTGATTTCTTGGTCTGTTGAAATACGATGCTTGGCCTCTATCTCGTTGCCGTTTGGCTCGGTCACCAATTTGCGTGAGTACTCAAGCCTGCATGCAACTGTCCTAGCAGTGGCATATACAGGCTGGCCATATCCGTCAACAGCACCTGTAGGAGATGCCACGGTGATGTTGTCAATCATCCAGCTGGAGATATCCATTACGTCAACCTCCTGTATCCGCCCAGCATGTAGGCCACATTGGAGGGGATACCCAACATTGATGCACGAATATCCATGTCGTCTGACGCATAGGTGACAGAATGTGACAACAGCTTTTCGCTGTGAATAGCTTGGCCAGTGGATTTCCGCTGACGATACTGACTGATTGCCAAGTGCACACAAGCGTCTTCCAAGTCGTAAGGCAAAGTGCGTGTTCCCACCTGCTCATCAGTGGATAACCCAAGGGCAGTGGCAGCCGTGCCGCTAGCCTGCAATGTATTATCGATATAGTCACCAGCGCGCGTCAGCACTACAGTGGCAGATGACACAGCAGATGTGATATCATCACCCAATGCCGCAGAGATAACAGCCTCGACTTCGGCAGCAGTGGCTGCGGCTGGCGTCCCAAAATCACCGTCGACAAAAGCAATCGTTGTCGTGCCCTCGTCAGTCACCAATACCAGTGATTTACCACCGGCGAAATCGAATGTTTCAGCATCGCTTGTCAGACTAGCCGCAACCGCATCTTTCGGCAGCACATACCCGCCGATATACGATATCAGGTAGTAGTTGTAC